GTAAAGTCTGGCGACCCGCTGGCGTTTTTAGTTGGCGTGATGAATGACGTGGAGGCCGAGCCAAAATTGCGGGTCGATGCAGCAAAAGCCATAGCCTCGTTCACGGTTGCCAAGCCTGGCGACAAGGGCAAGAAGGAAACACAGAAAGAGAAAGCCGCCGAGGTGTCTAGCAAGTTCAAGCCCCAACGGCTGAAGTCGGTTAAATGATTCCAGTCTGGGATACATCCTGTAAGAATTGGGAAGAGTTGCTGGTCAATAAGCAGAGCATCATACCCGCTCCCATATTCCCCGCCGAGGCGGAAATGGCGCTGGCGATATTCAAGGAGCTGCGGGTTCCTGACTTGCCTGGTAAGCCGACGTTTGGCGAGTGTAGTGAGCAGTGGGTGTTTGATTTTGTCGGGGCGATTTTCGGGGCGTTTGATGCGGACAGCGGCAATCAGTTGATCCGCGAGTTTTTTATGCTTATTAGCAAAAAAAATTCCAAAAGTACGATAGCCGCTGGCATCATGCTCACAGCGCTAATCCTGTGCGAGCGCGACGATGAGGAACACTTGATTCTAGCGCCAACCAAGGAGGTTGCTGATAACGCATTCAGGCCGGCCGCCGGCATGGTGCGATGTGATGAAGAATTAAGCGATATGTTCCAGACGCAAGACCATTTGAGGACAATAACGCACAGGGTAACTAGGTCGTCGCTTAAAGTAGTGGCCGCCGATACTGATACGGTGTCAGGAAAGAAAGCAGGCAGGGTGCTGGTCGATGAGCTATGGGGATTTGGCAGCAAGGCCAACGCTGACGCCATGCTGATGGAGGCAACCGGCGGGCAGGTGTCGCGTGATGAGGGCTGGATTATTTATCTCAGCACGCAAAGCGACAAGCCGCCGGCGGGCGTGTTCAAGTCGAAGCTGGATTACTTCAGGGATGTAAGGGGCGGCGTGATTGAGGATAAGAAAAGCCTGCCTGTGATTTATGAGTACCCGAAAGCCATGATTGATGACGGGTCCTACATGAACCCTGGTTATTTTTACATCACAAATCCCAACATCGGGCGGTCTGTGAGTCAGGAATGGATAGCGGACCAGCTCAAAAAGAAGACTGGGGCCAACGACGGATCGTTCCAGATATTCATTGCCAAGCACTTGAACGTAGAGATTGGGTTAAATTTACGATCTGACAGGTGGGCGGGTGCTGATTTCTGGGAGTTGTCGGTATCGAAAATTACCCTTGATGACTTGCTGGATCGGTCAGAGGTGGTCGATATTGGCATCGACGGCGGCGGCTTGGATGACTTGCTGGGGCTTTATGTGATTGGCAGGGAAAAAGATACTGGCCGAAAGCTAGGATGGGGTCATGCCTGGGCGCATCCGTCCGTGCTGGATCGCCGGAAAGACATCACTCCCGCGCTTCATGACTTTGCCAAGGACCGCGACCTAACAATGGTGGCAAGGGTAGGCGATGACGTTGATGACGTGGCTGACATTTGCGAGCGTATATTTACATGCGACCTGCTGGATAAGATCGGGGTTGACCCCGCCGGCATTGGTGCTATATTGGACAAATTGGAAGAAAGGGGCATCCCGTCCGATAAAATTACCGGAGTAAGTCAGGGCTGGAAGTTAGGCGGGGCGATTAAAACCGCCGAAAGGTGGCTGGCTGAGGGTGCTTTTGTACCGGCTAATCAAAAAATGATGGCATGGTGCGTTGGCAATGCGCGGATCGAACCGAGGGCAAACTCGATAATGATTACAAAGCAGCAGTCAGGATCGGCAAAAATAGACCCGTTGATGGCTATGTTTAACGCTGTCACCTTGATGTCATTAAATCCAGCCGCCAGCGAAGACGCGGATTTCAAAGAATTTCTGAGAGCGCCCATTATCGTATGAAAGCCAAGACAAAAAAAACGGGTAGGGTCAAGGCCGCTGTACTTAGCTGGCTGGGGGTTCCAACCACTGACTCGTTGGGCGCATATTTTGGCGCGACTTCAGACAGTGGCGTTGTTGTCAACGAGACCAATATGCTCTCGCTGTCGGCTGCGTGGGCGTGTACCAGGTTGATATCTGAAACGATAGCCACTCTGCCGTTGTCGATGTATGAGAACACAAGCTCAGGCAAGCGGGTTGCATCAAGTCACCAGCTCCAGTACATCATCCACGATCAGCCCAATGCTGACGCCACGGCCTCGGTTTATTGGGAGTCGGTCATAGCCGCCATGTTATTACGTGGCGTGGCTCGGTCTGAAAAGCTGATGGTCGGCAGTACGTTGGTGGGGTTGAAGTTCTTGGCCCCGAATAGGCTGGCGATTACCAGAAAATCAGACGGCTCGTTGCAGTATGCCTACACTGAAGACAGCGGGTTGCAGCGGGTAATCCCTGAGAGTAGGATTTTCACGATACCGGGATTTTCACTTGACGGGAAAAATGGCGTCAGTGTTATTTATTACGGGGCCAATGTTTTCGGTTCCGCGTTGGCGGCTGGCAATGCTGCAAACAAGACCTTTGAAAATGGGCTAATGCCGACGACTTATTACAAAATGGAACGTGTGTTAAATAAAGACCAGCGCGATGAGTTCCGCGAGAGCCTGACAGGAATATCCGGGGCGGTTAATGCGGGCAAGTCCCCATTGCTTGAAGGCGGTATGTCGGTTGATACCATCGGGATCAATCCGAATGATGCTCAATTGCTGGAATCCAGGTCTTTCTCGGTAGAGGAGATATGCCGATGGTTCCGGGTGCCGCCGTTTATGGTTGGGCATAGCGAGAAATCGACAAGTTGGGGAACTGGTATAGAGTCACAGATGATCGGGTTTCTGACGTTCACGCTGGCCCCTTGGCTTAAGCGAGTAGAGCAGGCAATAAGTAAGGACTTACTAACCCCTGTAGACAGGATGCGCTACTACCCTAAGTTTTCGGTCGAGGGATTGCTTCGTGCCGATAGCGCTGGCAGGTCGTCGTTTTATAGTTCGATGGTCAACAACGGGATTTTTACCCGTGACGAGGTCAGGCTGTTGGAAGACCGCGAGCCGATGGGCGGCAATGCCGCTGTTCTGACGGTTCAAACGTCGATGGCTCCGCTTGACACATTAGGCAAGCAACAGATAGCATCAGCGCATATTTTGAGGGAGTTAATGGGATGAGTATCCGATCATTGCCACAAGCACCACAGGCAAGGCCGCAGAACCGCGCCCAGCCCGCCATTATGCCGCGAGCGTTAGAGCGCTGGGATGCTGGCGTTCAGGCCTCATCCGAGGACGATTCCCGCACTATCAGTATTTATGACGCCATCGGTTATGACGACTGGACCGGCGGCGGCGTGACAGCCAAGCGGATTGCTGGCGCATTGCGGGCAATGGGCAAGGGCGACGTGACTGTCAATATAAACTCGCCAGGCGGCGATGTTTTCGAGGGTCTGTCGATTTATAACTTGTTGCGCGAGCATCCCGGCGTGGTGACGGTTAAGGTCATTGGCTTGGCGGCATCGGCGGCGTCTGTGATTACGATGGCGGCGGACAATTTGCAGATAGCGCGTTCAGGGTTCCTGATGATTCATAACGCATGGTCTGGAGCCGTAGGAAATCGGAATGATTTCCGCGATTTTGCCGACTGGCTTGAGCCGTTCGACCGTGCGATTGCAGATATTTATGCGGCACGCACTGGCAAAGATCAAAAAGCCATCATGAAATTAATGGACGGCGAGTTGTGGATGGGCGGCAGCGATGCCATAGATCAAGGTTTTGCTGACGATCTGTTGCCGTCTGATTACGTTGCATCGGGTGGCAGCAAGGCGTCTGCCTCTGCTCACGCTGTACGTCGTATGGAGTTGGCGCTGCGCAGTTCCGGTATGCCAAAACAGGAAGCCATGACATTAATATCCGAGTTTAAGACCAGTTTGCGTGATGTGGCTGGTAGTGATGAGCGTGATGCCATCGAAGTAAGGCTAGACCCACTCCCTAAGCTATCATTTTCTATTTAAGAGGTACTACAAATGGTCGATTTAACGAACGTCGAAAAAGAATACAAAGAAGTCAAGGCAAGCCTTGATAAAGTGTCCGATGATCTGAAGTCCTACGCTGAGAAATCACAAAAGGAAATCAAGAATCACGCCACTCTGTCAGAGGAAACCAAGGCATCAGTTGATAAACTGCTGATCGCACAGGGCGAACTACAAGCGCGCTTGCAAGCGGCCGAGCAGATGGTCGTCAAGATGGAATCTGGCGGCGGTTCACACGCTGGGCAGAAAACAATGGGCGAGCAATTCCTTGAAGCTGAAGGCTTTGAAGCGTTTGCCGCACAGTCGGCGCGTGGGCTTAAAGGCTCATTCTCTACCAGCATCAAGGGCGCTGTAACCAGTCTGCCCGCGTCTGCCGGTGCGTTGATCGTTCCTCAGCACCTTGGCATGGTACAGCCTGCTCAACAACGCCTGTTCTTGCGTGACTTGTTGGCATGGGGTCGCACTACTTCAAGCAGCCTTGAGTACGTGCGCGAGACGGGTTTCACCAACAACGCGGCACCTGTTAGCGAAAACCCGACCAACGTCAAGCCTGAATCTGATTTGACGTTTGAGCTGGATTCCGCGCCGGTGGCTACCATCGCGCATTGGATTCGTGCATCGCGTCAAGTGTTGGCAGATGCGCCTATGCTGGCTTCATATATCAACGGACGACTGACCTATGGTCTGAAGTTGAAGGAAGAAAACCAATTGCTTAACGGTTCTGGCGTTGGCTTGAATATCAACGGCATCATGACTCAGGCTAGCGCGTACGCTAACCCTGGCGTATGGGTACAGGCTGAAACCGCTATCGACCGTTTGCGTATCGCGTTGCTTCAAGTTGCGTTGGCCGAATACAATGCCGACGGCATCGTGTTAAGCCCGATCGACTGGTGCGAAATCGAGCTGCGCAAAACAACCGATAACGCTTACCTGTTCGCCACCCCGTCCGGTTTGGCTGTTCCTGGTCTTTGGGGTCGCCCTGTTGTTGCTTCTCAGTCTATGACTGCTGGCGACTTCTTGGTGGGTTCATTCCAGCAAGGCGCTCAAGGTTGGGATCGTGAAGACGTGTCCGTCACAGTGTCCACAGAAGACCGTGATAACTTTGTGAAAAACATGGTTACCATCTTGTGCGAAGAGCGCGTAGGCTTGACTGTCTATCGCCCTGAAGCGTTTGTTACTGGTGACTTTGACGGGTTGGCGTCGTCTACCTGATGAAACTAGGCGGGGGTAATGCCCCGCCTTTTTTTTGGATTGAATTATGGATGTGATTGCGATCAAGAATTTTGAGCACAACGGAAAAAGAGTCCGTGGTGAGGTTTTTGAAGTTAGCCCCGTGGCGGCTATGCGGCTGAAGTCTAGGGGACTGGTGAGGGCGGCGGCTGATGCGCCTAGTTTCCCGTCACAAGCCGCTGGACAGAAGCCGTCTGCATTGCCAGTGGAGCAAGTCTCAGAGCAGACGACTGCGAAAAAGTCAAAGCGTGGAAAGACGCCGGAACTGGAAGAGGAGTCATCTGCACCAACACCACTTTTAGGTTGACCCCGTGGGCAGATATGCTCTACGCAATGGATCGCGTATGGTGGAAGGAATATGGCGGCGAGGTGGCGGAAGTGTTCAAGGGCATAGCAACTACGCCAGTTAGCGGGATTAAAGGCACTGAACGCGTGCATTCCCATGATACACAGAATAGCGGCGCTGGCGCGATTGCGTTAGCGATTACAATGGGGGCCAAGCGTGTGATATTGCTTGGGTACGATTGCCAGCTTACGGGCGGCAAAGCTCACTGGCACGGCAACCATCCGAGAGGGTTGGGTAATGCTGGCAGCGTGGATAAGTGGCCCGCTCAATTCAAAGCAATGGCGGCAAAGTTTCCAAAAGCTGATATTATTAATTGCACAAGGGAAACCGCTTTGAGCGTGTTCCCGTTGGGTATTTTGGAGGAAGTGCTTTGAGCATTGTAACGGTCGAGTCTGTAAAGCGGGATTTGCGAATTATTCATGACGACGACGACGTGTTGTTGCAGGAGTTGATTGATGCGGCTGAAAAGGCGTGTATCAATTTTTTGGATAGCGCCGCACTGCCTGAAGAGGTAGATTCCGATTCGCCCAGCGAGCCAGCCGTCCCGTCCGATATTCTTTACGGGATACGTTTAATCGTGCGCTCGATGTACGAGGAAACCGACCCAGCGCGGTTGATGGCTTTGCGGTCTGCGGCTGAATCATTCTGGATGCCATACCGCGAGCAGTTGGGCGTATGAGTGGGTTATCGGCACGCTTACGGCAGCGCGTTACGTTGCAAGAGCAGGTACAGGAGCAGGACAGCGAGACGGGCGGCGTAACTCATACCTGGGTTGACGTGTATACGTCCGTTCCGGCTGAGGTTCTGACAGGCCCAGGGCGCGAGTTTAGAGAATCGGCAGCCACACAGTCAGAGACAACGGCGCGCATCACAATCAGATGGTTTGACGTGGATCGGATCGCGATGTACGCATGGCGCGTTCTATGGGATGGGCGCGTGTATAACGTCCACAGTGTCGACACTGATTTGACGGGTCGGCGCGAGTGGCGATTACGTTGCGTTGATGGGGTCAATGATGGCGCTTGATATATTTGTTCACAGTATGCGTGGGCTGGGCGACAACATTTACCAAAGGGCTTTCGTTAAGCAGTTGCCGGGTAATGTTTGGATTGATACCCCGTGGCCTGAGATTTATAAGGATTTGCCCGTCCGATTTGTCAAGCCGTCGACGATATTAAGGACACAGCTTAAAAACATAAATAAAATCAGCCAATGGGAAACCCCGCCGATAAAGGTTAAGCCCATACGGGTATCGTATAGCAGGCGCGGGATCATACGTGACATGAGGGCTTTTTTTGGGATTAATCCCGGCGGTTTTGACTTGCCGCCTTTGTCCGCGCCGGTTGTTGCTGGGGATT